GTACTGATTGGAACTCTATCAGCAGGGTCTGTTCTTAATGCTGATGGAAATGATGCAATGGAGATTGCTAACCTACCATTCATATGGGAAGTTGACAACAGAGATGCATTTAAAATAATGGGAGAACCTATTTCAAAGATTGGAAGTAGGAAGCACCTTCCTGTGCAGTATACAATAGGGTTAGGTTCAGAAGAAAGAAAGTTACCTAATGGTAATTCATACTACCTTCCAACAGCATCTTTAAACAAAGATATGTTAGATGTAGAGGATGATACACAAGATAACTTTACAAATTTTATGCAGTGGATTGAGAATTATAACTCTTATATATTCAATGCGTGGAATGAGAAAGCTAAACCTACTGACACATTGACTACCTCTGATAAAGATATAGTCAAAGACCTTGTTGACGTAGATGATGGGATACCTTTTTAGTGAACTCTGTTGAGGAACTAAAGATACATAGGTATCTTGAAAAGGCAATAAAGGGAACTGCCACTATGAGTGATGACACAATTGAACAGGTTGTGTCACACATTCGTGATGCATTAAAGAAACAGTTTAGCAAAGATAAACAAGATACAAAGTTTCGTTTACGAATGTCTAATATAGGTAAGCCCTATTGCCAACTATGGTTTGAAAAGAATAAACCTGAAGCACGAGTGAAACCCCCTGCTAAATTAGTAATGAATTTTATGTTAGGGGATATCGTGGAAGCAGTCTTTAAAGGTATACTAAAAGAGTCAAAGGTAAACTATAAAGATGACGAAGGCGAAGTGTCATTAGACATTGATGACAAGACTAGTATCAAAGGTACGTATGATTTAACTATTGATGGTGCAGTTGATGATATCAAGTCAGCATCTAATTGGTCATACACAAATAAGTTTAGATCGCTTGACTCAGTTAAAGAGAGTGATCCCTTTGGTTACATAGGACAACTTGCAGGTTATGCGAAGGCATCTAATAAAAAGATAGGTGGTTGGTGGGTAATAAATAAAAACAATGCCGACTTTAAATACATACCTGCCACTGATTTAAACTTAGATGATGAGATAACTAAGATAAAGGCTAAGGTTAAACGTCTTGAGAAGAATAAGTTTGAGAGATGTTATGAAGCTGAAGACGAAATGTTTAGAGGTAAACCTACAGGCAATAAGATATTAAGTAAGGGTTGTTCCTTCTGTGACTTTCGTTTCACATGTTGGTCAACTCTAGTAGAGAAACCACAAACAATGTCAAAGGCTAAAGAGCCTAGAATTATGCCGTATGTCAGCGTATAGTGCTAGACAAGTAGCACGAAAGAATGGGTATAGGAGTGGCTTGGAAGACACTGTTGCCACTTACTTAACTAACTTGCAGGTATACTTTACCTATGAGAAGTTAAAGATTGAGTGGGAAGACCTTGCATATCGCACCTATACCCCTGACTTTGTACTTGACAATGGTATAATAATAGAAACAAAAGGTTTGTTTATTGCATCGGATAGAAGAAAACATATAGCTATTAAGAAGCAACATCCGAAGTTAGACATTCGCTTTGTGTTTACAAATAGTAAAAGAAAACTACGCAAGGGTGCTAAGTCTTCTTATGCTGAGTGGTGTATAAGATATGGCTTCCGTTACCACGACAGGATCATACCTGAAGATTGGTTAAAAGAAAAAGGAAAAAGATTAACAAAAACATTTATCTCGTATAGAGGTAGGAAAATAAAAAGGAGTTAGCTATGAAAAAAATGGATACTAAATTTTTAAAAGAAGAAGACTTTATTATAAACGTAAGACCTAGCTTAGATAAAGATAGAAATTGGACAGGTCAGGTAGAAATAAATATTCTTTCTTCAAAAGAAAATGGATTAAATAATATAGACAACGAAGCTCTGATGCATTTGTGTACATGTATGGCTAGTATAGTTCCTATGATGGAAGTAGATAAAGACTTGATGTATGAGATAGAAGAGTTTATAAAAGAATTAAATACAACAGACACAAAAGTAAAAGAGCAGTTGACAATTAAAAGTAAAAATGGTAATGTCATCTCACTTGATTTTAAAACAAATACAGATGGGAGTGCGTAATGAATGCAACAATAAAAGAGATGGTAGAGTTTGAGGGTAGCAAGAAAACTATGGCAAACAGAGAGCTTGTTGATGATATGGTAAATCATCCACCACACTATAACCAAAAAGGTATTGAGTGTATTGATGCTATAGAAGCTGCAACAGACACAGGCTTTGAGTACTACCTTCAAGGCAATATAATGAAATACATATGGAGATATAGATACAAGGATGGAATCCAAGACTTGGAGAAAGCAAGTTGGTATTTGAATAAACTAATAGAGATTACAAATGCAAATAAAAGTTAGGATGTGGCTAAACTTAGATGTAGACCCTGAAGATTATATTATACCATCTGATGGAGATATAACTGAGGAACTAGAAGATGGTATTCGTGAGTATATACATGATATCAATGGAGTAAAAATTAAAACAATGAGAGTAACACAGGAGATAAAAGATGAACAATGATTATAAACTACCAACAGACTATCAAAACTTTATTGCATTATCACGTTATGCTAGATGGCTACCTGAAGAAGGCAGAAGAGAAACGTGGACAGAGACAGTAGATAGATACGTACAATATATTGTAAAGCACGTATCAAAGAATAATAAACTTGATTTATCTTTAGACTTACAGAATAGAATGTTTGAAAGCATTGTTAATTTAAATGTGATGCCAAGTATGAGAGCATTAATGACATCAGGTAAAGCATTAGACAGGTGTCATGTAGCAGGTTACAACTGTTCTTACTTACCTGTTGATAGCCCTCGTTCTTTTGATGAATGTATGTACATACTTATGTGTGGTACAGGTGTAGGTTTCTCTGTTGAAAGAGAGAACATTGACAAGATGCCTGTAGTTAATGAACACTTTGAAGATAGCACAACTACTATTAAAGTAGGCGACTCACGTTCAGGTTGGGCTAAAGCCTTGCGTGAATTAATTGCTATGTTATATGTAGGTCAAGTACCTGAGTTTGATGTAGAAGATGTCAGACCTGCAGGTGCTAGATTAAAAACGTTTGGTGGCAGGGCATCAGGTCCTGAACCACTCGTAGATTTGTATCGGTTTTGTGTTGCGATATTTAAAGGTGCGGCAGGTAGAAGATTGTATCCTATAGAATGTCACGATATAATGTGCAAGATTGGTGAGGTAGTTGTCGTTGGTGGGGTTAGACGATCAGCCCTCATCAGTCTTTCAAATCTAGGAGATGACCAAATGAGACATGCTAAGTCAGGTCAATGGTGGGAGAATGAAGGTCAACGTGCTCTTGCTAATAATAGTGTAGCTTACAAAGGTAAGATAACTATGGAAACATTTATGCGTGAATGGTTATCTCTTGTAGAAAGTAAGTCAGGAGAACGTGGTATCTTTAACAGAGACTCAGCTAAGAAACAAGCAGGTAAGAGTGGAAGAAGAGACACTGATCATGCCTTTGGTTGTAACCCTTGTAGTGAGATTATACTTAGACCTTATCAGTTCTGTAACCTATCAGAGGTAGTTGTTAGAGCAGAGGATACTGAAGAAACTCTATTAGAAAAAGTTGAGATGGCTACAATACTAGGTACACTACAAGCTACTCTTACTGACTTTAAATATCTACGTAAGGTATGGAAAGATAATACAGAAGAAGAAAGATTGCTTGGTGTGTCATTAACAGGTATCATGGACAGTAAACTATTTAATAGTTACAACTCTATTTATATGGAAGATGGTCAGTATGTTTATGATGAAACATATGCAGGTGATATCTTAACTAAGTTAAAGGAGAAAGCAATTGAGACAAACAAGAAACTTGCAAAGCAATTGGGTATACCTCAATCAACTGCCATCACTTGTGTCAAACCAAGTGGTACTGTTTCTCAACTCGTGGATAGTGCAAGTGGCATACATAATAGATATAGCGAGTATTACATTCGCACTGTACGTGGCGACAACAAAGACCCTTTAACAGAGTTTATGAAGTCGGCAGGTATACCTAACGAACCTGATGTAATGAAGCCTGATAGCACTACAGTGTTTAGCTTTCCTATGAAAGCACCTGAAGGAGCAGAGACAGACTCAGGAGCAATAGATCAGTTACGTACATGGGCTACCTTTCAAAAGTATTGGTGTGAACATAAGCCATCTGTAACCATATCTGTTAAAGAAGATGATTGGTTAAAGGTTGGAGCATGGGTATATGAAAACTTTGATGACATATCAGGTATAAGTTTCTTACCTCATAGTGATCATACATATGCACAAGCTCCTTATCAAGCGATTGATAAAAAGAAATATAAACAATTAATTAAAGAGATGCCTAGCAGTGTTGATTGGAGTAAACTCTCAGAGTTTGAGAAGGGCATAGACAACACAGCAGGAAGTAAAGAACTCGCATGTACAGCAGGTGTATGTGAAGTCGTAGACATAGTAGCAACATAGAAAGGAGAATATTATGACTGAAGAAACAAAACCAATGACAGCCTTAGAAGTACAGGAGATGATTATAGGATCACCTGAAAAGATGAAGTTGTTAAATATATTTAATACTTTAATGCAGGAGAATACTGCACTTAAAAAACAATTAGAGGAAAAGAACAATGCTAAAACGTAGGCATGGTTTAAAGAAGTATGATGCACCTCTGCGTATACAATTTGATAAAGGAAGAAGTGCTTTTCACAGAGGTGTAGATTACAACAACAAACTTCTTATGCCACCATACAGTGCAAACAGTATGCAGTATAGAGAATGGTTACGTGGATTTAATTCTGCATTTGCACAAGGTTTAAAGAAGGTTATTAATTATGAAACTAGAAGAGGAAGCAAGGAAGTTTATGCAAGATAAAAACAAATGTTTATTGGTAGCATCAGACTACCAAACAAAAGCAAAGGAGACTGCTATCTTTCCTAAAGATAAAGCTCTAGAGTATTTAAGTTTGGGGTTGGTTGGTGAAGCAGGTGAGATAGCTAATAAAGCTAAGAAGGTTATACGTGATAATAAAAAAAGTCACGATCTTGGTGGGGAAATAGGTGATGTCCTATGGTACTGTGCTATGTTAGCTGACCATTTAAAACTAGACTTAGGATCATTGATGCAATCTAATCTTGATAAGTTAAGTGATAGAAAGCAACGTGGTGTACTAGGGGGTAGTGGGGATAAGAGGTAAGGCTATTGCCTAGATTGTAAAAGCCTACCTATCTTAGAACCCAACGTATAAAAACCAAGTTCTTCAACTGTCTTGCCGTTGTATTCAGGATCAGGATGGTTGAAGAAATACTCATTAGCTAAACCCCTTGCTGTTTCAGGTGTGTTTAACCACTTCTCTCTATCAAAAGGAGTAAATGATTTACCTTCCTTTCTAGCTTTATTAATAGCTTCAACGTTACCTAGCTTTCTAGCCACATCTCTTAATTTAATTAATCTATTCTTTGTTGCTGCTTGTTTTTCTTTTTCATTTTTATTTTTATATGTTTCTGTTTCAAAGAAAGGTGTTAGGTAGTCATCTACCAAAGGACCTAACGCTCGTTTAACAAAAGCATCAGCACTTTTATCTCCCCTCGTTTGAAATATTTTATTGTATGTAAAACCTAATCTTGTTAATTCTGCTTCAGCAGGTTTCTGTCTCTCTTTATATCTTAAACCAACTGCCTGTCCTAGAAAAGGAGACTGTGTTAATACTCGTTCACCTCTAGTAGCAGACTCAAACTCAGGAAGTTGTTGTGATAAGTATGGCACATTCTTTTGAATTTTATTCATAAAGGCATTGGTAAATCTCTCTCTTCCACCAACTCCTTCTACACTACTAGAGTCTCTGACTATAGCTTCATCTTCATCAAAGGTAGCTATTAAATCTTTTAACACTCTTACAGGTGTTATAAAACCACCTATTACTTCTCCTGCGTATCCACCTACTAACTCGGATAGTCTTTCGTTTCCTATGTTAGCAAATCCACCATCTTCTTGCCCTATAACCTCAAAGAATTTATCCACTGTATATGAAGCTGCACCTGCTCTAAACTGTGCACCTGTAAATCCATCTATAAAATCTCTTGGATTTAATTTATCAAAGTCGTCTGTTATAAATTTTTTATATAACATATCTGCCACTATAAAGTATGGTGCTGCAGGAAAAAAAGGTCTTACGTCTATAAGTCTACCACTGTCACCTTTTAACTCGTACCATCTAGTATCTTGATTCTTATGCCTTATATAAAAAGCCGCGGCTAAGGCGGCTGATCCTACCATGCCTTGAGATATCCTGTCTCTTGCTTCTTGTGTAGCTTTAGCACTTACTTTCTTGCCAAGTACCTTTGCTCCACCTAAAAAAGCTCCCTGCATTAATCCATAAATACCATTAGCAAAACTGTATCTCAATTGAAATCCCATAGCGTTTGCCATAAACCTAGCAAAGGGAAACTCTCCTGTACCAATTACCGGAACCATTGGAAATGACTCTACAAATTTTACAAAGTGATGTGCTGGACCTTGCTTTGGCATATAAGCAAAGGTATTTTTTAATGCATACTCCATGCCCCCTTGTAATAATTCTGTTGGAACATCTTTACCCTCTTCCATAACCTGCTTCAGAGCTCCTGTTCTACGTAGTTTTTTAACTACGTAATCAGCAAAGAAAGCTCTTCTAAACATAGCATCAGTTGCTAGGTTAAGTGCATTTGCAGCACGAGATATACCATACAATGTTTCCTTTTCATCAGGACCTACATCTCCAATGGTACGAAACACTAGCTTCTGTATCTTAGGGTTGTGTCTTAATAAA